GGAAATTGGTATTGAATTAATACTAATAGGATATGCATTTAAAAGTCTATATTGCAATACTCTGCCAGTATAATCTTTTTCAAATTTCTTGACATAAATTACTGTTTTATAATCATCAGGAAACTGTACTCTATAAGAAAAATTAGTATTCTCTACTCCTTGAGCAAATTGCTCACCAACAATATATGACATCCAGTTCTCAAAGAATTGAAGTACATTGTAATCGTGATCTACATAAAAAGTAAAATCAGATCTATCATCATACTGTCTTCGGTAAGCATGTCTTTCGGTGACGCCAGTAAAATCATTATTAATTTCATGTGTTGCTAATGAAGATCCAGGAAGTGATGCTTCAGAACAAGACAAAGAAATAAACTCATCATTATATCCATTTCCTATTCCAGCACTTACTCTTTGATTAACCCAGTCGCGAACTAACTGTGGCGGATTAAACCAACATTGGAAATGAGAAGTGAGAGCTGGATTTAATATTGTTGCTTTTAAATCAGATACCGTCTTTTTAACTGGAAATGATGCTGGCATCTATCTATAAATACTTTTACTGATATATTATGTATATGGAAAAGATAAAAACACATTCGTATATTTGGGATACAACTAAATTGTGTGAAACATTCAATGTTAATGGAGCAACCATTTTATCCGAAACTTATGAATGTATAGTGACTAGAGTTCACTTTCCTGGAATGAAAGGACAAAAACACTCTGAAGAAACAAAAAAGAAAATGAGTGAAATTGCAAAGGGAAGGGATATGAGTAAAGCAATAGAAACATCTTCTAAAAAAAGAAAAGGAAAACCAGCACTTAATAAAGGATGTGAATATCCACAATTCCAAAAGGGAGGAAAAATAATTTCAAAAGAAGGTGAAATAATTGAATTTGATTGTATATCTCACATATGTAAAAAATTGAATTTAAATCCCACACATCTAGGTCAGGTTTTATCTGGAAAAAGAAAATCCCATAAAGGTTGGAAAAATGCCTCGTGACTCTAAGTATCATCAGGGATATTTTCATCCAAAAAATCCAGAAAAATATATTGGAAACTCCCAAAATATAGTGTATAGAAGTAGTTGGGAACTAAAATTTATGCAGTGGTGTGATCGCTCACCTAATGTATTAAGATATGGATCAGAAGAATTTTGTATTCCATATTATAATCCAGTAAAACAAAAAGTATGTAGATACTTTCCAGATTTTATTATTGAAGTTCTTGAAAATAATGGAAAGACCCAAAAATATGTGATAGAAATAAAACCAAAAAACCAAACAGTTCCTCCAGTTCAAGGAAAAAAGAAAAATAAAACCTATATTAATGAAGTAAATACTTATGCAGTTAACCAATCAAAATGGAAATCAATTCAAGAATGGTGTGATGATCATTTAATCAAGTTTCGCATAATCACAGAATCTGAATTAGGCATAAAATAATGGCGCAAGGATTCGGTCAATACGTTGGATCAAGTTCTAAAAGAGTAAGTTTACTTAAGTTAAAACTAAAAGAATATAAGTATACAAAACCAGATGATATTATGATGACCATCATGGAAGTCTTTCGTGAAGGAGACTTTGTTCCTGACGTTGGAAAATATTATACTTTTATATACTCAGCAAAAACAAAAGGGTTAAGATATGATGAATTTCCTTTAATCGCAACACTTTCAATAGAAAAATGGGGGTTTACTGGACTCAATTTTCATTGGGGAACAGTAAGAAATTATACTTGGTTTGAAGTTAATAGTAAACTATTAGAGATTAAAAAGAATGAGATTGATTATCTTCGTTCTCTTTCATATGCAAAATTTAGAACTAAATAAATAAAAAACACCTATAAATGTCTCATACTCTACAAAAAATTGAGATGACTAATCCTTCTGTGGTTGAGGAGGATAACTGATGGCAAATAATAAAACAGCAGATCTTACTATTAAAATTGGAGGAATTCCAGTAAAAGGAAGAGTTCAAACTGATTTGGATACTGGAAATTCAAAATGGTCACCATATGCTACAGGTGTTGGAGGTATTCAAGTTGTCACAAATCTAGATACAATATACTTAGAATCAAAAAAAAATCCAGATGGAAAATATACGCCTTGGCAATCAAAAGGTAGTATTGATGTTTTTGAATACTTAGCAGATAATAATCCACAAATTAATAGTGCTTACAGTGGCGATAAACAAAAAGTATTAACAGCATTTTATTCAACTACAACATCAACAGATACATTAAATAGCGGAAGATTAAATCAATTTAATACGAATGGATCTCCACAAACAGCAAAAACTTTAGGAATTCCTGGGGCAGTGAACACTTCTTCTCCTTCTGAGACAGGTGCACCTTCAGATACTCCACCAGCGACAGATCCAAAAGATATTCAATCACTTTCAATAAATGGAGAAGTTGCAAGTAATAAGACTAGATCCAACTATGGTGCAGATAAAGATCTTACATATCCTTTAGATCGTTCTGATGATCAAGATTATATAAAATTTACAATGTTCAAATATGATGGAAGAGAATTAGGAGGTGAAGGGGGAATAACTAAGGATAATATATCAACATTTAAACCGGGAAAAAGAAGACTCACAAAATTAAAAGGATCGGTTACTCTTCCAATTCAACCATCTATTACGGATAGCAATGGAGTTGAATGGGGAGGACCAAATTTAAGCGGACCTGACGCATATTTAGCATCATTATCACTAGGAGGAATGAATAGTAGAGAAGGACTTACTGGTATGTTATCTGACTTAATGGGAAGAGTGCAGCAAGATTTAAAAACAATAGCAGACACAGCAGATTTTAAAAATGCAATAAAACTTTATCTTGCACAAGAAGCAGTTGGTACACAAGGATTACTTTCAAGAGCAACTGGTGCCATTATAAATCCAAATTTAGAGTTACTATTCAATGGACCAACGCTGAGGCCTTTTAACTTTACATTTAGACTATCTCCAAGAAGTGAACCAGAAGCAAATAATGTTAAAAGAATTATTAGATTTTTTAAACAAGGAATGTCAGTAAAAACTGCTCCATCTAACATTTTCTTAAAAGCACCAAATTTATTTGATATATCCTACATAGGAAAAAGTAGTACATCATTAAATAAAATAAAAACTTGTGCTCTCCTTAGTTGCGATGTTGATTATACTCCAGATGGAACCTATATGACATTTTCTGATGGAACAATGACATCATATCAAATAACTTTAAGATTTAGTGAAGTTGATCCAATTTATGAAGAAGATTATAACGATCTTTCAGAAACAGAAATAGGTTACTAATATGACAAGTTATTTTCGTCAAGTCCCAGACTTTCAATACGTTAATAGAACTCCAGATTCTCAAAGTATCTCCGACTATCAGACTGTAAAAAATCTTTTTAAAAGAGGAAAGTTAAGAGAAGATCTTTTTGGCAACTTAAGTTTTTTCACCAAATATAAGATAACTGGTGATGAAAGACCAGATAATGTTGCATATAATTTTTATGAGGATGAAACATTAGATTGGGTTGTTTTACTTTCTAACAATATAGTAAATATTCAAACAGAATGGCCATTACCACAATCTGGTTTTGATAATTTTCTATTAGAAAAGTATGGTTCATATCAAAATGTAAATGCAGTTCATCATTACGAAACTACATCAGTGGTAAACTCAAATGGAATTACCATTATTCCTGCAGGATTAAGAGTTCCTTCAAACTTCTCTACAAGTTACTATGATGATGGACTAGAAAGAAAAGTTACTGTAAGAAACTTTACAGTACCAATCACAAACTATCAATATGAACAAAAGATTGAAGATGATAAAAGGAATATCTTTGTTCTTAAAGGATATGGAAGAGTTAATGAAATACAAAAAAGGCGGCGCCCAATACGAGAGCGCCACCTTGAAGAAAGGAGATAATATTAGACTCTACTCTTAAAGATATGTAGAATATTTTTGAATATAATATTTTGATCTTCCAGTTTTTTCTAAAGCATCTTTAACACATTCATAAATAACACCTTGAAATTCAATTCTTTTTGCCTTGGGATTATTGCTTCCCGATAATTCTGGAAATATTTTTCCCTTATTCCAAGGTATTCTTCCTTTACAAGATTTACTAATTTTTTCTCTCACTTCTGGTCTTTTTGTTGGATTTTTATCTCCACAAAATCTTCCCTTTAAACTCAATCCTCTCTGAACATCAGATTGTTTTCTTTTATCTGTTATAGTTTTTTCTTTACCTCTATTTGATTCTCCAATTTTTCTTTTATGTTCTTCAGATAAAACTCTTCCTTTAAATTTTTTACTAATTTTTT